GGCTATTTCTTTTGATGGTTTTGATGGATATTTTCCTGTGCGCCACGAAAGAGGTGGTAATTTTTCTGAAGAGGATGTTAAGAAGTGGCTAAAAAAATTATTTAAACAAGATCCAATTATTATTTGCCATAACGCAGTTTATGATTTGGGTTGGCTTAGGCGTTGGGGTGTTGAGTGTGATGTTACAAAAATATATGACACACTTATTGCAGCACCTTTAGTTGATGAAAATAGATTTAGTTATAGTTTAAATAATTTATCCAAAGACTATTTAGGAGAGAGAAAGCAAGGAAATATTTTAGAAGACTTTGGTAAAGAGCATGGCTTCAAAGCAATAGAGAATATGCATCTCGTCCCCGTGGAATATGCAGGGATTTACGCAGAACAAGATACTAAACTGACATTAAAACTTTGGGAGTTTCTAAGAGTTGAAATACAAAAACAAGGACTCACTGATATATTTAATTTAGAAACTGAACTACTTAGATTATTGTTAGAGATGAGATGGAAAGGAGTTCGTGTTGATTTAGAGAGAGCAGAAAAGACAAAGAAATTTTTTAAAACAGAAGAGGAAAAAATTTATTCTAATATTAAAAAAGAAACATCAATAGATATTGGTAGCTCAGATATTTATGCAGCAGCGTCTTTGCAAAAAATATTTGATAAACTTGGAGAGAAATACGAACTCACAGAAAAAAATAAACAAGCTAAGATTAGTAATACTTTGATGAAAGAAAGTGACAATCCTTTGATTCAATCAATATCTGTTGCTAGAGAATATAACAAAGCTCACACAACATTTATTGATTCGATATTAAAACATAATGTTGATGGTAGGATTCACGCTGAGATTAATCAACTCAAGGGGGAGTTCGGAGGCACAGTCAGTGGGCGGTTGTCCATGAATAATCCAAACTTACAACAGGTCCCTTCTCGCAATGAAATCATAGGCCCTAAGATACGATCTTTGTTTTTACCTGAAAAGGGGGAAAAGTGGGCATCTTTAGATTATTCTCAACAAGAGCCTAGATTGCTCGTACATTATGCCAAAAAACACGATTTAGAGGGCGCTGAGACCCTAATTAGGTTCTTCCATGAAGGAAAGGACTTCCATCAAGTAACCGCTGATATGGCTCAAATATCAAGGAAAGAAGCTAAAACGATAGGTCTAGGGCTTATGTATGGTATGGGAATTGCAAAACTAGCAGATTCACTAGATATTAGCCAAGAGCAAGCCAAGGCTTTGAAGAAAAAATACAATGATAATGTTCATTTTTTAAACAATATAATTATTAAGGCCACTCGATACACAGAACAGAATGGCTACATCAACACCCTGCTCGGCAGAAGATGTCGATTTGATCTTTGGGAAAACAAAGACTTTCACGACAAAAGAATGATGAATCATGAAAACGCCAAGAAAACTTGGGCGTGGAATGAAATGAAAAGAGCGGGTACCTATCGTGCATTGAATAGGTTAATACAAGGTTCAGCAGCAGATCAAACCAAGAAAGCCATGGTGGATCTGTGGAAAAATGTAGGAATAGTTCCTATGATTCAAATACATGACGAACTCAATGTCTCAATAGCCAATGAGACCCAGGTAAAAGAGATTAAAGAGATAATGGAGTCTGCTGTTGAACTACATGTGCCCGTTAAGTGCGAGGCTAAAATCGGTAAAAACTGGGGAGAAATAAAATGAGAATATCTTACGACAACGGTAAATTAAATTTATCTTTAACTAACGAAGAAGTAGATCATATTAGTAGCAATAAAGGTAGAGCTGTACCAATGGACATTAGTTGGTTAAAAGTTCTACACGAAGACATATCTAAATGTGTCCTAGCTCATTGGTCAAGAGTTGAGGTATGGGATGCATTAGAGTCACATCAGAAAACTGTTAATAGCATATCTAAAAGTAAAAAATAAGCGTATGTTCTCTATCGAATAGGAGAACATTATGATTGAATTACTTAAAAAATTAACAAACTTTATAACACTTGAGCATGACTCAGATAAGGCATTAAAAGAATTTTTAAAAGCCGAATATAAAAAAGATTGGCAAGCTGCTTATGTTTGGTATCTTGAAGAGGGAACTTTACCTAATTTCCCTAGAAGATCTATTTAGTTTCTGTGGTGTAGCGTTTGCCATTCCAAGTGAATTGTTTTGCACCTTTCTTTTTAAAGTGCCTAAACGCTTCCCCAAAAGAAACACCGCCTTTTGATTTACCAACATTATAGTTTTTAGTATCTGCTCTCTTTTTAATATTTGAACCAGGAGACGCTTTTGTTGGTCTATTTTTTTTAGTAAAGTCAGCAAGATTTTTTTCTTTCATTTTTTTAAATTTAGATGCTGCTTCTTTTCTTTCACCTCTTGTGATTTCTCTTAATCTAGAGGTTTTACCCACTATGTCTGAGTCCTTTTCTACTTTTTTAGGGACTCTAAACTGTCTATGTTTTGGTAGTTTTGGCATGATTTACTCCTTATGTATTAGCCACTATATCGGCTAGTGATTCACAACGCTTTGGTGTCTGTGTGTGCCACCTAGAATCTTTCATTTCTTCAGCGGCTTTTTTCCAATCTTTGACACGCATCGCTTTCCACATTTTTTTAAATTTAGATACGCCTGTGGTGCCTAATTGAAAAACCATTTCTAGTATGACCTCGCTCACATTCTGTGGCAAGTCATGACCAATATTATCTTCTATTAACATATCAGCTCCTGCCGCTGCTCTGTTTAAATCCATTTCAAATATTTCCATGATTTCATCCATAGGTATTTCTACTCCTTCGGCAAATCTTTCCATTTCATGTGGTTGCACGAGGTGGCCGATACCCACAGTTTTTTTGCCCAATGTGTCGAGATAAACGGATGTCCTCAGGCCCTCATGGTCCTGTACCCGTGCCTTCAATGCGTCTGTAATTTTAATCATAATTATATATCTCCTTTATTGTCGTAAATTAATTCCGAATATATCTTCGGTTTCCGAGGGAGTCATTACTCCACTGTTAAACATTGTATTATTATTCTGCATATTTTGATTTATTAAATTTTGCATTCTGTCTTCAGGGCTTACATAGTCTGTCACAATTTCAAATTGTGGTTGGTTCATTTGATTAGATGTTTGATTAAAAAAAGGTTCACTAAAAATTTCATTTGCTTTTTGTTCTTGTTCTATAAATTGTTCATCAGTAATAGGTTTGGCTTTTCCATCTTTAATTTGAATATTATTTGTTGTTATAGCAGGAAGACCTGCGCCTGCTTGATACCCACTTCCAGGCATTCTTACAAATCTATTGTCGAATACTGTTGGTGAGGTTGTAATTCCTGTGGCAGGTGTTCTTCTAAAAGAGTCATCTTGATCGACAACAGTCGTTACTCTATCCATATTTTCTTTTATTAAGTTTGCTTTATCCAACTCACTCATTTGAAATGCTTCTATGTCTTTAATTCCTTGCACTCTCGGATGAGAGGACATTCGAGAATATTTGTTTGGATTTTTTATTACTTCTTGTTCGACATCAGTTAAATTATTAAAACCTTGTACTAATGCATTTTTTGCTTTTGTAGCGTTGTCAGTAAATTTATTGTATAAATCTTTTACAACTCCAATGATTCCAATGTTTCCAGACTGAAACTTATCTCCTATACCCTTTGCTATACTACCAAGTCCAAAACCAATATCGCTTCCTATTTCTGCAAATGTAGGACCGTATAAATTAGCTAATCTTCCAGCCTCTTCTGAAAGACTACGAGGAGCATCATCTGTCATTTGTAAAAGATTAGAAGACCCTTTAACAGGTTTTGTATATAAATTTTTAAATCGCTGAAGCTCATCAGCTTGTTTCATTCTTCTTAAAGCTCTATCATCAGAAACATCAGGGCGATCAGAAAAAAACTCGCTACGCCCACGAGCAATGTCTAACTCTCTTTCAATTTGATCTATAGTTTTTTTAGGTGGGCGAGAGGTAACTCTTTTTACTCTGCTCTCTGCTAATCCTGGTGGTCCGTTTGCCATTAGATAGTTCCTTGTCTTTCCGCTATTGCTTCATTTGTATCCATGTCAGTTATAATAGCTTTCTTTGTTGTTTTATCAATGTTTGATGTAGGCATTTTCTGTTGTCCAATAACAATGGTTCCTGTGTTAGTGTTGGGGGATGGTAATATTCCACTAAAGTCAAGTTCACTAGGTTGTGGTTCTTGATCGAATAATGATTGAGGAAGATCTAATTCTATGTCTAAATTTTCATTTATACCTACACCTGCGTTCTTTCGTATAAATTCAGTTATATATGGAAGAGCATCTATTATTGTGGGATCAACTTTTCTTCCTAAGTTTTCTTCTAATTTCATGTAGTTTTGAATAAACTTTTCTATCGTTCCTCTAGTAGGGACCTGAGGTATATATTTACCTGATTCCAAAAAGCCTCGATCTGTCTTTGTTATTCTTTCATATTGTGCTGCCAACTCCGCTTTATTTATATTTAAAGTTTTTAAAGCCTCAACATCTTGATAAAAGTTTTTATAAATTTCAAATCTTCTAAGTTCTGATCCTATGTATTGTTCTATTATTTCTCCTGCGGTTACCTCCCCTCCTCGTAATACGTCAGTTGTAAAGGTTCTTTGAGCCTTACCTTTTAAATCTTTAAATTCAGTAAATATAAAAGGAGCCGCTCTGTCTGGGTCAGATTTTTGTTGTCTAAACCCAAATATACCATAAGCCTCATCTTTTAAATCAAATGTTCTTCCTCTTTTATCTGCTTTATTTCTTTTTGCTTGAGCTATTCTAGTTCCTGCTTTGTACGAACCAGGTATAAAAGGATCAAGAATGTGCATAGTTCCTTTAAAAAGTTTTTCACCGACAGGATCCTCTGGATTCCATACGGGCCTACCACTAGGATCTCTTCCTCTTCTTACAGTTAAGTCTATAAAAGCCTCCGCAAAAATAGATTCAGAAACAAAAGGTGCTGCTAGTTCCGCCATAGATTTTATACCTGAGTCAAATAAAGATTTGTTAATTGACTCTTCTGTGGCTTCTCCTTTTGCCACCTCATTAAACATAGTGGTGACAGGACGAATTAGTTGATCGTATGGAAAGATATAACTTAAATCAGCGTATTCTAGTTGTCCGTTTTTATCTCTGCCTGTTGCCATCAATAAACCATTCTCTGACCAAGAGGGAACAATACGACGAAGAGCAGTCATCTCATCCTCTGTTGCTTGATAAAGTTGATTGCCTAATTCAACTAATCCTGCGGGCACGACAGTAGCGGTGGTCAATGTACCTGCTAATCTTCTTAATCCTGTTCCTCTAAATCCTGCGGTTGTGGCCTCTCTTGCCCCTCTTTGAATCGTGTTGAATCCTGTTCTAATTATCTCAGCAGGGAAAGCAACAAATGTACCAAGAGGTAGCCTTCTTAAATTTTTAATAAACTGTCCTACATACTCGTAATTAGGTATTTGATTTTTAGTTATCTCTGCTGCCATGTTATCAATAAAAGTATCCGTTAGTTCGTTTTCAGGAACTGATTTAGATAGTCCTAAATCTCTATATGCATTTTGACCATCTCTCTTGTAAACATTTTTTCTAAATAAAGGATCATTAAGAATGTCGATAGTGCCATCTGCCTTTGGAGTTCCTATTCTTCTACCAATAAGTTTTTCCATATCTTTAACAAATTTAGGATCGTTTAATTTTTCGGGCTTAAAATCAATCCCCTGTAAATTTTTTCTAAAAGAACTTCTCTCTGCTTCGAAATTATAACCTTTCCAAACATTATCCTCCCACATATAGGCATCTCTAAATTTTTTACCCACTTTATTTACCATGGAGCCTATAGTTTTTCCTAAAAATCCTGAATAGTTTTTATTAGTTAAATCAGTCCCTGTTTCTCTAGCAAGTCTTGCAGTTTCAATTCCTGTAACACTAGTGCCTCTAACTCCTAATCTTGTTCTATCTATTTTTCTTTTAACTGCTGCCGCTGAGGAGGGATTGTATAAATCTAAAAAAGCCTCCTTAAATAATCTTCCCGTTTGCACAGGGTTTTGAAATAAAATATTACCATTCATCGTTGTAAACATAGCAGCAGATACGAAGTTACGCACATGTGTGAAAGGAGAGAAGATTGTTTTGGCTTGGTTAGAAAAACTTTTAGGATATAAAATCATGTACTTGTAAAGGTTGTTGTACCAATTATCTTGTAAAGCCAACCCTTGATCATTAAGAGATTCTGCCACTTCTTTAAATGTAAACTTACCGTCTAACGGAGTTTTTAAAGGACCACTAGTTTTAATTTCAACCAATCTTTTTTCAGGATCTATACCTAGTCTCTTTCCTATAGAAACTAGTTCACTTTTATCAAAAAATACTGTGTTTTGTCCTTTTGTATTTTTGTTGGCTCTTAATAAATTTTCAAAAGAATCATACTTGGCTATAAACTCTGCTTGTTTCGATAGCGTATTTGCTACATTAAAAAAAGGATCAGTTATCTCACCATACAACGCTCGTAGTTCGGGTGGGAGTTTTCTGCTCTTTAAAATATTTTCACTTAAATCTAATCCCTCTTTAGTTAATTCTTTGGCTAAATTTTTATCAACAGTTGCAACGCCCTCCACGTTTCGTCCTGCTTGATTGATGATATAATTAACAATATCAGAGGCCTGATCTCTAATATCATTCAAACTCTTAGGATTATTAGCAAGTTCTTCTGCTCTTTTTTTAACAAGCTCGTTGTATTGTTTGCTAGTTATTTTACCTGACTTTAAATCTCTCAATAATGCTACTTTTACCTTATCTGTATTTGCTAACTTTTTAGCTCTAACTTTTAATAATTTATCAACAAAGAAATTTTCTGCCTGTAGTATGGCATCCTCTCCTGGTTCATACTTTGACAAACCATTAGCCAATGCTCCACCAGGTTTGTTTTGAACCAACTGATATTGCTTTGTTAGATAAGAGCCATAGTTTGCTTGAGTCGCTTTTAATAATCTTTCCGCTTCTTTCTTTGCTTTTGTTGCGTCATCTTTAGCCTTAGTGCTTGGATTACCCGACAATGTTCTATCCGCTTCTGCTATTCTTTTTTGAGCAAGCTCTGCTATTTTATCCGAAAACACATCTATTTGGTTTCTAGCCACATATAAATCTTTATCTAATCTTTCTACTAAATCTTTTTTTACTTTATTCTTTTTTAAAAACTTATTAAGGGCTTTATCTGCAGCCTTTTGTTTGTCTGTTTTTAATGTGTAAGCAAAAGTGTTAGATGCCTTATCAAAGTTTGATTTAGCCCCATAACTCTCTAACTTATCACCGATGAGTTTTTTTAATTGTTCATACTTGGGGCCATTCAACCTTCTCATGACACCACTACCTTTTAAACTTTTGGCGATATCCTCAGCGGTGTTTTGTAGTATTAAAGAGGTATCGGTCGCAATGTCTCTAAATGCTTCAATAGAATCTATAGCAGACCTTTGTTCAGCAAAAAATCTTTTGCTAACGGGTCCGTTTGGTGTGAACTGATTGGCGATTTTACCAAATACTCTTTCAATAGGGTCGGCACTAAAAGCGGCTTTACCCCCCGATCTAGCGGCAGTGGCGACTCCCGTAAAGATACCTGTCAAGGCTCCTCCCAAAAGTCCCGCTTCTATACCAAACTTTGCTCTGTTCAAAATTCTTCTAGTGGCATCTGATCTTCCAGGTTCTCGTGCTTCTTTGTCTGTTCTCAGCGCAGAACTACCTGTAAGTTCTTCTATGAAATCTCCTGACAATGTGTCTAAGTCTTGCTGATACGCTGCAGTTTCACCCACAGTTGCACCTGCTAAACCTGAACTACCAATTAAAAACTTTTCTCTTCTAGTTTGTTTTCTTTTTAAAAAAGCCTCTTGTCTTTTTTTACTAGATAAAGACTTTACTTTTTTTAATGAAATATGTTTTCCTTTTGTTCTACCAGCTAAAACCTTTTGTGCTACTTTAGCTCCTATCTTATAACCTGCAACACTAGGAACACCAAATTGAGTTAGTCCCTCTACAATCTTACCTGTTAAAGTTTTCTCAGCGACCTCTTCAAAAGGATTCATCTTATCAAAAAACTCTTCAACTGCATCTGCAGTCTGAGTATCAAATCCTAAATCAATTAATTCTGCACCTAAGGACACAAATCCTTCTGGTATTTTTATAACACCAGACACTAAACCTGCGCCTCCACTGAGAGATGCGTCACCAATAGATTTAAAAAATCCTTTGTCTTCTTCTTTCTCTTTTTCGTCTTCTACAATACCTGAAAAGTCTAAAGAATCTTTCTTATCTTTATCCTCTGGTAAGATGCCTGAAAAATCTAACTCAGCCATGGCGTTCTCACTTTACGTTACTAACGTCGTGGCCTTTTTGCTCTAGTT